TAATAAGTCTATAACACCAACCAAACCCGCTGGGATTTTTATCTTGGCGGGTTTTTTTTATACTTGGAAAGGAGAGTATCATTACTAATAAATCTACTAATCCAACAATTGAAGACTTCAAACTATTCTTGTTTCTTATTTGGAAACATCTTAACCTACCATCCCCGACACGCTCTCAATACCAAATGGCCGATTGGCTGCAATCAGATTGTGATAAGCTTGTCATATCTGCCTTTCGTGGTATTGGTAAATCATGGGTTACAGCCGCATTCACATGCTGGCTCTTACTGCGCAACCCTCAATATAATATCTTGGTTGTCTCAGCTTCCAAAACCCGCGCGGATGACTTCTCAACCTTTGTCTTACGCCTCATCCATGAAGTGCCGATCTTGCAACACTTAATCCCAAGGGATAATCAACGCTCTAGTAAAATCTCTTTTGATGTTGCCCCCGCCCGCGCCAACCAGTCTCCATCCGTTAAATCTGTAGGGATTACCGGCCAATTAACCGGTTCACGTGCCCATGTTATTATTGCTGATGATATTGAGGTAACGGGCAACTCAGCCACTCAAGGGATGAGGGATAAGCTGAAAGAACTTACCAAGGAATTTGCGGCCATTGTTCATCCTGATGTCATTGATAAGAAAACAGGTAAGACGGTTTATTCCTCAAAAATAGTCTATCTAGGCACACCACAGACCGAGCAATCTATCTATAATTCCTTGCCCGAACGTGGTGGTTATGAAATCCGCATTATTCCAGCTCTTTATCCAACTGATGCCCAACAAGCCCGCTATGGCGACCGTCTAGGGCAATTCATTGTTGATGATCTGGCAGCCAATCCCCGCCTTGCCGGACAGCCTGTTTGCCGCCGTTTTGGTGAACATACACTGCTTGAAAAGCTTAGCGAATATGGCCAAGCCGGATTTGCTCTGCAATTCATGTTGGATACTTCTCTTGCTGATGCCGACCGCTACCCACTCAAACTTCATGATCTTATCGTGATGGATTTGGATGTGATGGATTTGGATAAGAAGAAAGCCCCTGTTGATATGGCATGGAGTAATGACCGCGCCTCAATTGTTGAAGATGTTCCCTCTATTGGTTTTGATGGTGACAGGTTCTACAGGCCGTTTATGGTTGCCAAAGATGAGTGGCAACCCTACACAGGCGTAGTAATGGCCATTGACCCCTCAGGGCGTGGTGGTGATGAAACCACATGGGCAATTGTCTCAAACCTCAATGGCCGCTTATTCCTACTTGATGCTGGAGGGGATAGGCGCGGCTATGAAGATGCCGTTTTAGAGGCATTGGCTAACAAGGCCAAAGAGTACAATGTTAATCACGTTATCATTGAGCCAAACTTTGGCGATGGTATGTTCAATAAACTTCTCAGCCCCGTCATGGCGCGTATCCACCCTTGCCGCATCAGTGATAGTGAACGCTCCCGTACTCAAAAAGAGTTAAGAATTGTCGACACGTTAGAGCCGGTTATGAACCAACATAGGCTTGTGGTTGACCGATCTTTGATTGAGCGTGATTACAAATCTACATTGAGTTATGTGCCGGAACAGCAAAACCGCTACAGGCTGTTTTACCAGCTCACACGCATCACACGCGATAGAGGCAGCCTCATCAAGGATGACCGCGTAGACGCCCTCGCCCTCGCCATCCATTACTGGACAGACGCACTAGCCCGTGATACAGAAAAAGCCGCCCAACAGACGCGGGAAAGATTATTGGATGAGGAAATAAGAGAGTTTCTATCTGCCGCTGAAAAATTCAAGACTGTTCCAACCTCTATCATTCCACAAATTCTATAGCCTCCATCCCTGTTGCACTGCCTATCAACATAAAAACTTCAAAATTTCTATATTTTCCTATTGACAGACATTGCAACTTAGATGTATACAGAAACTAACAACACCCCCCACGCCTCCTAACAGTGCGCACCAGGGGGGTCACTTTTTTCTGGTCTATCATTTGATGGAATTTTCTAAGCCAGCCCGTACTATTAAGGAACAATTAGCCCTTTTAAAACAAAGAGGGCTTTATGTCCACGACCAGACGCAAGCTCTTCACTATTTAAAATACGTCACCTATTATAGGTTACGCGCCTATTGGCTGCCTTTTGAATTACGGGATGAAAATACAGGCAAATCTTCTTTCAAAGAAAATACATCCTTTCAAAATATTGTTGATTTGTATGTTTTTGATCGCGCCTTCCGGCTCTTGGTAATAGATGCTATTGAACGCATCGAAATAGCTATTCGGGGTGCGTGGGCTTACCATATGGCAACAAAATATGGCTCACATGGCTATTCACGTTACACACTTTATAAAAATAAAGATAGTTTCTTATCCTCATGTGCCTTGCTCATAAAAGAAGTTGAACGCTCAAAAGAGACGTTCATCAACCACTACAAAGAAAGATATGATAAGCCCCTGCTTCCCCCTATTTGGATGGTTTCAGAAATTCTTTCTTTTGGTCAACTTTCCCAATGGATTAATAATCTAAAAGAACCTAAGGATAGAAACACTGTAGCGCGTGTCTTTTGTCTGGATGAAGCAGTATTCTTATCATTTTTGCATCATGTTTCCCATGTGCGTAATATATGTGCCCACCATGGCCGCTTGTGGAATAGACATTTTACTTTCAAAATGAAAAAGCCTAAGCACCCCACAAACCTTAGCAATTCAATAAATCAAGACAAGGATAAAAATATATACAACACGCTTTGTGTTATAAAATTCTTGCTGGATATTGTGTCGCCTGAGAATGGGTGGGGTATGAGATTGAAGAGTTTGCTTGATACTTCACAAGTCCCCACGGAGAATATGGGCTTCCCTGCTGATTGGCTAAATCTGCCAATATGGAAAAACACTCAAGTTGAGAACTAGATGTGTTGTATTTCTGCAACAGTTCATTTGGCTAATTTAACATATGCTAAAAATGTATGTTGCATAAATAACACATGTCTCTATTTGCCATTTTAAAGGCCATACAGTGGCCTTAGGCTCTTTTGGCTACCCAAACCAGAAAGGCAGTCGAACGCACTGTACGGGCTATTACGGGGCAAATAGAGGCTATTTGAGGGCGGATGCCCGCTAATTAATTCACGGTTTATCACTTTGCATATTAGCTACAGCTTGATCAATGGCAAATTGTTTAATGAAATCAATAGTTTAAATTACCCCTCCGTTATGAATATTTTTAAGCGTCCTTCTTCGCCGCCCCTCAGCGGCTTTTTGGGCTTCACCGGTTTGTTGAGCTTCTCTCTCTCCAAGCTTCCGATTAACGCCATACGTTTTCTGTTTCAGTACCGTTCTTGTGCAGCATTCCTTTTAAGGGGGAGAGGCGACAGGGTCAATTATGGTTGATGTAAGATATATTACATTGATGGATGATTTAAGACGCAAGAACCCGAAAGAACACAAAAAGAAAATGTATGGAGAGGGGGTAAGGGGGAGAGGCTCTAGGTATCATTATGATTAATATAAGATATATATATAATTATATAAGTTATATAAGCTTTATATGAAATATATATTTTATATGTTATATATGATTTATATGGTTTTATATACCTATGATCAAAATCTTAATTACTTACTTCTTACCCCTTTATAAACCTTTATAAGAGATGTTAAATAAACCTTTTATAAAAGACATTTAAAAGGGGAAAAAGTAAGGGGTAAAAAAAAATAATCAATCAACAATAACACAGCTTCAATCTTTGATGGCTGTATCAATCCCCATTCTACCGTCTCATACGTTTTGTCTAAATATATCGGCCTCCGGATTGTGAGAGGCTGTCTGAACGTGTATGAACGGTTGCAAGGGGGAGTGGGTTTATCTAAGCCTGTTTTCGTGGTGATGTCTTTCGTTGTTTCTCCATCATCACTTCTCCAGCAGGTTCTTATCCCCACTCCCCCACCACTTATCTTTTTCTAAACATTTTAACCGCCCCCTTGGCGTGCCTTGGGGCCTAGGGCGGCTGAGCATTTGTTCGGCTGCCCTAGCTTTTTTCTTTCTTAATACTTTTTCTTTCTTTCTTTTTCTTTTTTAATTTTATGTCTTCCAACAAGTCCGACCCTTGTTGTCTTATGGGGCTTTGTCCCCGCCCCCTTATCTCGAGTCGCGCTGCGCTTAACTCTCGCCAAGGGGCAAACCCTACAACCTCTTGCAACTGGTTTGAAAATGGTGCAAAAATATTAATCACCCAATCGACATTGAACGGCTCGCGAGTCCCCCCGTGGGGTAGCCTCCTAGCCTTATCAAGGTGCAGATGGTCACATGTTTAGACACAAACAACAAGCAAACACTAGGCAGCTCTAAGGGGGGAATCGGTTTTGAAATCCGATACGAAAAGAGAAAAAGAAAAAACAAAAGAAAAGAGTTAAAAAAATGAACAATGTTCACAGAAAAAATATCAATAAAAACAACTATTTATGGTTTTTTTACCTGCTATTTATGGTTTTTTTACCTGCTATTTATGGTTTTTTTACCTGCTTTTTGCGGTAAATTTCCCTCAATTCCTCCTTTTTATTCCCTTTTTTCAATAAATATCCCTTGCGATAATAAAAAACCTTTTAAACCGCCCTAGACGCCATTCAACACCTTTAGGCTACCCTACTACCAAAAAAGAGACCGAGGCCACTCCACGGCCTTTAAAATGGCAAATAAGGCATGTTTGAGGGATGAGGGTACAGCCACAGACAAGATTAAACATTTACAAATAGAAACACACACACACACTGAAAGAGAGAGACGCCGCCATGACCGCCATGACCGCCAAGACACGCCAAGACACGCCAAGCACCACAGCAGCAACGCAAGACACGCCTGGAGTGGCGAAAGACACGCCTGTAACAATTTCACAACGCAATGTAACCATTGCTCAACGCGCCAAAGCAACCGCTGAAAAGGTCAAGGCCAAAAAGGAAGCCAAACAAGCCCATGATAGCGCAGCACTTGGCAAGGCTATTGCCGTCATTCAGACCTTGAGGAGCGTTAGCCCTAACATGACGCTTAATCAAGCCCTGGTGTTTTTAGAGGTTGCTAGGCGGGCTGGAAAGAGTGGAAGGGTTGAGAATATGGTTGTTAGGGAGTGTACGGGGCTACAGCATGTAACGCTTTCGCACTTAGTGGCAGCCCTAGCCACAGAGGGGAGGACAGGCAAAAATGACGGATTGCAGCTAATTGATTTGTCTGAAAGTGACACAGACGGCCGCGCCAAACAGCTTTATTTGACAGAAAAAGGCAATAATCTAGCTGATAAGGTGATTTTTTCCATCTCCTAACCTATTGATTTTATTGATTAATTAAAAATAATTCAAAATATTTTATCTTTTTTCTATTTTTTTAGTTGACTATGTAACAAATAGAACATATATTCAAACCATCACAGCATGACAAAAGAAGTTTCAAACCTTCCCGACGCTCTACTGATGATAGGCAGAACGGAGCTACCGACCTCAACACATTGAGGGGATGCCTAGAGAAAGAGAACAAAAATAAATCTTTCATCTTCCATATAAAGCACGGCAAAAACCTAGCAGTCCTAGGCGGAACCTAAGGGG